GCATTACAGACATCCCGGTAGACCTCAACACGCTGTGGTCGCCGGACACCTGCCCGGTGCATCTGCTGCCTTATCTCGCCTGGGCATTTTCCGTTGACCACTGGGATCGCAACTGGCCGGAAGAGACAAAGCGACAGGTGATTCGTGATGCATGGCTGATACACCGACACAAAGGGACCATCAGCGCACTGCGAAGAGCCGTGGAGCCTCTCGGCTACCTGATTGAAGTAAAGGAGTGGTGGCAACTCAACGAGGAGCCGGGAACATTTCGCATTGTTGTCGGAGTACTTGATCAGGGCATCACCGATGAAATGTATCAGGAACTTGAGCGCCTTATTGCGGATGCAAAACCAGTAAGTCGCCATCTGACGGGGCTGGCGATCAGCCTGAGTGTGAACGGAAAGATTTTCGTTGGTACGGGATGCTATCACGGCGATGCCCTGACGGTTTATCCCTACACCCCGGAGTCCATTATTGTCGAAGGGGATTATTTCCCTGCCCCGGCCATTCATTTAATTGATAATCTGAGAGTAAACGCATGACAGTGAAATACTACGCCATTCTGACTAATCAGGGCGCGGCACGACTGGCTAACGCGACGATGCTCGGCAGTAAGCTGAATCTGACGCAAATGGCCGTTGGTGATGCAAATGGTGTGTTACCAACACCAGACCCTGCACAAACAAAACTGATTAACCAGAAACGCATTGCACCGCTGAATCTTCTGAGTGTTGACCCTAACAATCAGAGCCAGATTATTGCGGAGCAAATCATCCCTGAAAACGAGGGAGGATTCTGGATCCGTGAGATTGGTCTTTATGATGATGAAGGTGTACTCATTGCGGTGGCAAACTGCCCGGAAACGTACAAACCGCAGTTGCAGGAAGGCAGTGGACGCACCCAGACTATCCGCATGATTCTGGTTGTCACGAACACCGAAGCTATCACGCTGAAAATCGACCCGTCTGTGGTTCTGGCAACCCGCAAATATGTGGATGATAAAATATCAGAGCACGAACAGTCACGACGTCACCCGGACGCCTCGCTGACCGTAAAAGGTTTTACTCAGTTAAGCAGTGCAATTAACAGTGAATCAGAAACACTGGCCGCAACACCGAAAGCGGTTAAGGCTGCATATGACCTGGCTAACGGGAAATATACCGCCCAGAACGCCACCACTACACAAAAAGGGATTGTTCAGCTCAGTAGCGCCACGAACAGCACGTCTGAAACGCTGGCAGCGACACCAAAAGCTGTTAAGGCGGTAATGGATGAAACGAACAAGAAAGCACCATTAAACAGCCCGGCACTGACCGGAACGCCAACAACACCAACAGCGCCACAGGGGACTAATAGTACCCAGATCGCAAGCACGGCTTTCGTTATGGCTGCGATTGCCGCACTTGTAGATTCGTCACCTGATGCACTGAACACGCTGAACGAACTGGCTGCGGCGCTGGGCAATGACCCGAATTTTGCGACCACCATGACTAACGCGCTTGCGGGTAAGCAACCGAAGGATGCCACCCTGACGGCGCTGGCGGAGCTTGCTACATCAGCAGATAAACTCCCATATTTTACAGGGGCAGATCGTGCCGCGTTAACCGCGTTGACAAGTGTTGGACGTGCCATTCTTGGTAAAACCAGCACTCAGGGAGTTCTTGATTACCTTGGTTTAGGAGAAGCGGCAAAACGGAATGTGGGCACAGGAGATAATCAGATACCGGATATGGGAGCATTCGCTTCTGGTTCGGGATGGTTCAGGCTACCAGGTGGATATATTGTTCAGTTTGGCACTTTTGCAGGAAACACGACCCGCTTTATCAGTGGACACTTCCCTATACCATTCCCTAATCAGCCGATGGTTTCAGTCAGTGTTATGTCTGATGCCGTTCAGTCAGACCCGTCGATTCCTGCCCCGCAGGTTTTGTCTGTAAATTTTGAACATATCAGTAATTCAGCGTGGCGTGTGGCAACCAGTGATATCTCACAGCAATACAGATTCAGTTATATTTCGATAGGACGGTAGAAATGCAGAAATATATTTTCAGTGCCGATAAAAATGCGTTTTTCCCTGTGGAGCTTAAAATCGCTTATCAGGAATCCGGCGAATGGCCCGATGATGGAATCGAAATTGACGACACTGTTGCTGCCGAATTTATGAAGGAAGCACCAGAAGGAAAATACAGAGGTGTCATCGACGGAATGCCTGCATGGATTGATATTCCACCGCCAACTCATGAGGAACAAATTGCCGCAGCCGAACTGAAAAAGCAGCAATTGATTAATCAGGTCAACGAATACATAAACAGTAAGCAATGGCCTGGTAAAGCGGCGATTGGTCGCCTGAAAGGTGAGGAACTGGTGCAATATAATTTGTGGCTGGATTATCTGGACGCACTGGAACTGGTCGATACTTCCGGTGCGCCAGATATTGAATGGCCTACGCCTCCGGCAGTTCAGGCCAGATGACATCCGGTGCGGTGCTGGTATCTGTTGCCGTCACCGCGTCAATATAATCCAGCACAGCGTTAAGTCGGGTGTTTTCTGGCTGCGTCAGCTTCCGCACGGCCTGTAATTTCAGTTGAATCAGACTGATGGAAGCCATTGCAGCATCAATCAGCGACTGGCGCTTTACTTCTGCCGCGTCTAGTGCGGCGCTATGCTGTGCCTCGGTATCCGTCACCCATTTCTCACCATCCCATTTATCGTATGGCGTTAACGGTGAAAGCGTGACATAACCGTCTTTGATGGCACCGATATAATCCACTGTAACAGCTGCGCCATTTTCGATTGAGTAAACAGTCTCATTGCGGTGGTCTTCTTCATGGCTCCATCCCTTACCCGTAAATACTGCCACTCTTCCCGGAATGTATTCGCCCGGGTCAATACCAGTGGAACAAGCGGGCATACTTACGCCAGTATTAATATATTCATCAGACCAGCCAGTATATTCATACGTAACTGCCTCATAATAAAAACAACGCATATTACCCGGTACTGTAGCCAGCCCATTTTCATCAAAAACAGGTTTCATTATTTAGCCCTCACTAGAAAGTTAAATGCAATATTTCGTGGGCGGGTTTCTGTACCTACATTTCCACTAATTTCACCATAACGTTTAACGCTACGAGAGCTAATAGCTCGTAGTGAGGAAGGCACCCTAAGACCGGGTTCGTCCGTTTTAACTATTCCCCCGTCACCATATGTAGCCAGTATTCCTGGGTTTACTCCTTCCCGTGTACTTCCTGCGACAAGCCCGTCCCCCGTCCACAATTCCATATTGTGTGCATGATCCATAATTGTGTGTGATTGCCCTGAAAGTAGGGTACGTCCGACATCAATCCCGCGTCCGTCATCCCAGATACGAATGAAATCACCGCGTGCGTCAGGTAATGCCAGCGCCGGAAACACTTTCGCCAGCACAGGGTAATCAGTGGCAGAGAATTTCGCGCCGTTGAACTTCAAAAACACCATGCTGGACCAGCTATCGATTACGGTATCTGGCATTGCTGCGGACGGCCAGAAGAACGGAACGCCAATAGCTGGAGCACCTTCTCCCAAACCAACGTTTAAGAAAATGCAGAGATTACGGCTAACTGGCATCATCCCCGGTTTTTATTCAGGGGATCCATCATGCTTATTGGCTATGTCCGCGTATCAACAAATGACCAGAATACAGAATTGCAGCGTAACGCGCTGGAGTGCGCAGGATGTGAACTGATTTTTGAAGATAAAATCAGCGGAACGAAATCAGCCAGACCGGGATTGAAAAAACTGCTCAGAACGCTATCAGAAGGAGATACGCTGGTTGTCTGGAAGCTGGACAGACTGGGCAGAAGTATGAAACACCTGATCACGCTTATTGAGGAATTGCGGGAAAAAGGTGTTAATTTCCGTAGTCTAACGGACAGCATTGACACATCAACACCCATGGGGCGTTTCTTTTTTCACGTCATGGGAGCTTTAGCCGAAATGGAACGTGAATTAATTGTAGAGCGTACACTGGCCGGGCTGGCAGCAGCACGCGCACAAGGACGCATTGGCGGACGTCGCCCGAAGTTGACAAAAGAACAACACGAGCAAATAGCGAGGCTGATTAAAAACGGTCATGACAGGAAACAACTGGCGATCATTTACGACATCGGCATATCGACGATTTATCGTTATCACCCTGTAGGCGATATACAGGCTGAAGAAACAACCAGGCAGACTCAGGAAAATGAAAACCGCTAATCTGACCATTAGCGGTTTTGCGTTAATCAAAACAGCCCTTTAACGGAGCTGGCCGCGCTGTTAAGGGATGATGTGACCTTATCTTTGAAGCCGGACAGCATATCACTGAACGATGAGGATTGCAGGCGCTCCCGCAAATCCTCATCACAGCGTTCAAGAGTCAGTGAAAATTCTATCTTTTTCGCCTTACCGTAGCGATCAAACTCGGAGCGGGTCGTATTCGTTTCAGTCAGTACATACATGCCGTAAATCTGTCCGACGCCATCAATCAGAGGCCAGGGGCGTCCTGTATACGCCTGCGTGGTCAGCAGCGACAGCGACACTTCGCCACCTGTGATTTCAGGATAAAGCACACCAGAAAGCACGATGCGATCATCGCCTGCCCCGATATACTGCCAGCTTGCTGAACGGTTAACGCGTTCATTTTTCACATGCCGCCAGCTTTTATTTTGCTGTAACTGCTGATGCGGCAATGTGCGCAGCTCAAAAACAAACATGCCGTAGATCATCATCATGGCCATGACTCCTCAATCTTTATCGTAAAAACTGCCACGTCCGGCACGGTCGCGTCGTTCCAATTCTGCCCTGACCATTTCACCGACCAGTTTCGCCAGTTCGCGGGGATTCTGCGTAACAACGTTATGCAGATGAACATGAATTTCACCGCCAAATCCGGAGACAACAGGCTCCCGGTTACGGGAAGTTGCAGGAACTGATGCCACTGGCGATCGTATGGCCTCCGCCACCGGGCGGGAGCTGGCCGCAACAACAGGGACCAGCGCCGGAGGCAGAGGAGTCGGGACCACGGGTGTGATGTTGATTGCGGAAGCAGGCTTACTGACCTGCGCAATCTTCCGCTCCTGCCACTCCCCACGAACAGCAAGTGCGCGGGGCAGGTTCTTAAAGACAATATCGCCGGGGCCAATGCGTTTTTTCGTCTCATCAACCAGCTTACCTGTGTTATCAGCAATTTTGCTGAGTCTGCGTAGCGTACCGGTATTGCTGTCTGTGAGCGGTTTGTTGTCTTTGGGTTTATCACCTCCGGTGCCATTGCCATTTTCCACAGGCTTCGGCAGATTGATTTTCGCCAGGTCCCCCTGAAGCAAGGCAACCTTGTCCTGAAGAATGGCCGCACGCTGTGCGTCTTCGATTTTCTTGCGCGCCCTTTCCGCTTCATCCGGAAGCACACCGAGTTTTTCAAGTATCCACGCCAGCGTATCCAGTAGCATTTTTGCAGGTGTCAGAACAAGCTGTAACGCACCGCCAAGAACGTTACCGAATATCTCGCCAGCACTGGTACATTTATCCAGCGTTTCCTTGCTGGACTCCATCGGTGACAGCAGCGATTTAAACCAGTTAAACACCTGGCTGATCCCGCTTCCGATTGCGTCAAAAACAGGGCCAAACCGTTCAAAGGTTTCGCGCAACGGGGCCAGTCGCTCCATAATCCCACTGAACACCCCTGCATAAAACGCCTTGATGGGTTCCCAGTATTTCCAGATGAGAACCGCCGCAGCCACAAACGCAGCAGCAATCAATCCGACCGGACTGAACAGCGCCCCGATAGCGCCTCCCAGTAACGAAATGGAACCCGTCACCATTCCCCATAATGCAGGCAGAACCCTGACAACATTCAATGATCCGGTCAGGAGGGAAAAACCAAGACGCAGTTTTGCCAGTGGGCC